GACACTCTAACAAAGTATATACAGGTTCTTGTTTACCTGTCTTTTTAGTTCCGTCTAATTCTTTTTCTTTTTTATCAAGATCATTTTTTTCTACATGACCTGGTGGTCCTAACTCTACATCTCTGTAGAAACCGTTGACCTGTTGTTTTCTTAATTCGTTTTCTGATATCTTAATCACATGGATTACAGACTCCGCATCCTCGATACTTGTTGCAGTGTATGGCACAACTAATTCATCTGCTGGCACAAACTTTGATACTGCTCTGCCCATCGGCACATCGTAGTAAACTTTTTTAAATGTAGAACCTGCAAGTGGTAGATGAAATAACATCGAGTCAAACTCTGCCTCGTACTCTTTCATCTGATCCATAATCAGATAGTTCATAAAATCTTTTACACGAACTGCCTGTTGCTCTGTTTGTGGATTTTTTACACCGATAACCTGTGTTCTAACTGGTCCGTCTGCTGGTAATAATTCTTTGTATGCCTGTGCTTGAAACTGTGTTACTGCCTCAGCTAACACTGGGTGTGTTGCACCTGAAGCTCCTTGAAATGGCTCTGTTCTATTCTCGTATTTAAAACCAAGTAGATCTAATCCTGTAATATAAGATTGCTCCCATTCTTTTCTTGACGCCTTGTAGTCCATGTAGTTTTGAACCATCTCGTTTCCTACCGGTTCTAAAACATCATCAGGTAAAAGTTCTGCTAGATTATCAAAGTGTGATTCTGTTCCTGGAACGTTGATTGCACCTGGCTCGTAATCTAATGTTACGCCACCGTCTTCTTCTGGTATGACCTCAATCGGTCCTTTTTCTTCTACTGGTTCCTGAACAGCAACATCTTGGATCTCCTCTTGTGAGGGAATCTTTTCTTGGTTTCTAGTGTTCGGGAGTCCTTTGTCTATTTCTGCCATTTAATACTCCTATAGTTTCTTAACACTTTTTAACAGACCTGGCAACCCTTGTGAGTTTGGTCCTTTTTCTGGTGGTGGGCCTGATGGTACACCAGCCATTTTAGCAATACCTCCACCCGCAGCCATAAAAGGATCACTTAAATCAAACTGCATGGTTCTACCTTGTTTTGTAATATCATACTGACGTTGTAATTCTTGTTCTGCCTCTCGACTTTTTTGTATATTTTCACGATAAGCTTTTTCTGGATCACCTGTATCTAGAAAAGGTTGTAAAGCTTTTTTAAATTGATCCTCTGCTATTTTAGTTTTGCCTTGACTTCTTATTCTTTGACCTCTGGTTCCTTTTTGTAATCGCTCTAAATCAGTTAATCTATCTCCGATATTTTTTAAATTTTCTGCAGCACCATATTGTGGAAATATTTTTTTTAATTCATCAGTAGTAAGTTTTTCATCTAACAACCCTAAAGACAAGGCACTTTTAAGTGTGTCCATTCCCGGTCTCCCTCTTGCATAATCGAACGCTGCAAATGGAGCTGCAAACAATCCCTCTAGGGCTAAAGCTCCTGGGCCTAAAACATTTTTTAATGCTCTTGCACCTGAAGTTGTTTTTCTTATTGCTTGATAATTTGCCCTATCAGCTAGCGTTAAATTTTTTGGATCTGTTGTTTGTAATTTTTGTATACCTTTGAAAGCACATGTATTTAAATTTTGCCCTTCAAAAAATCCGATACGACCACCCATAGCTTTACCTGGACAACCGATCGCTGCTAATCGTTGCTTTGACTCATTACCAAAAGACTCTATAATTTGTAAATCTAATTGATTAACTTTCTCCATAACATCACTTGCAATTGGAAATTTTGTTTTTTCTAATAGTTCTGGTAAACTTCTTCTAGCACCAACTTCTTTTTTACCTAATTGAGTTGGAATATCGGCACCGAGGTTTGCATAAAATTTTTTTACTGCTGCTTTCTTTTTTGATAAAGTATCTGCTACTTTGAAATCTGCATCGAAAGTTCTTTTTGCACCAGCCTCTGAAATATTTTGATCAGCAAAAGTTAATTGAACATTAAAAGGATTTTTTGCAATTCCTTGCACATGTTGAATATTAAAAACACTTTGTCTCGATCCAGGTTTTATTCCATAAAATCTATTTAACTCTTGTGTCAGACCTTGTTTATTTAAAAATTCTCTTTGAGCATAAGGTCTAAAAACATCTTCTGATTTAAAACCACTATGTTTAGTTATATCTTCTTTTAAAGAATTAAATTTAAATTCATTACCTTGTCTATCAACTAAAACAATTTTTTCAGTTTCTGCTTTATTATAACGTTTACCCGGTTCAGGAGTAAAATTTTTAAAACTTAAATAACCATCTTTAGCTTCGGCAGCTCTAATTAAATCATTCCACAATAAACTTTTAGCATTAGAGACTCTATGATATTTTGGTTTAGTACCTCTTTGTTCTTGCATTCGTAATGCATCTTGTTCTCTCATGGCTTCTAATTCATCAGGAGACATACGACTAATTCTTTTTGCTAAATTAATTTTGTTTCTTTCTCTTTTAGCGGCTTTCTCTGCATCTGATAAACTTTTAAACTTTTTTCTACCAGAGGCACGGTCTCTTATTTGTCTATCTGTCAAACCTTGAGCCCTAAATTTTTTTAAATCATCTCCTAAAATATCTTTTAATTCTTTATCTGTAAAAGCTCTTGAAGTTGATTCGTAAGTTATATTTCTTAAAATGGGATATTTTGATGGTCTTAAAATTTTTACATTAGGGTCATAACCTACTTTTTCTGCTACCAAATTAGTTAATTCTTTTTGACTTGTAAAGTTAGTTCCTTTTTCTTTTATTATTTCCTCTAGAGCTTGTTTAATAGGCATAGTGCCTTTGTTTAAAAACATTCGTCCACCACGAGCCATGGCTGGTCGTGTGAGATATGCCATCATCTGTGAGTAATCTTTTGGATTCATTACTCTCCTAACAATCTAGCGATACCGCCTGATGCAAAGTCTAGCTCTGGATCAACATCTAACATTTCACCCTGTCTTGCAATGACCGCATCAGTTTGAGCTTCAGGGTCGTCTGTTATTCTCTGAGCTTTATCTCTTCTTTTTTTATTTTGAATAATCTCTCTCATAGTAGGTCCTTTGCCTGTAGCATATTCTTTTAGTTTGGATACATCAGAATCAAGATCCCTGATACTCGAACCACCGACCTCATCTATCTCTATATCATAATCATCAGGGCCTGACTGTCTACCAACCGGACCTGACTCTGCTGTGGTAAATTCTGCTGATGGTCTTGGATCACCCTCATCTGGTAATGGTTTTTTATATTCCATCTGCACCGGATCACCAAATACATTCTGTTCGCTCTCGTACTCGACTCTTACAGCGCCTTGATCAGTATCTTGTGTAACTCTCACAGTTGTGCCGTCACCAAGATCCTTTTGATGAATAATCTGTCTCTCACCTGTTGAGAATCTTTTAGTGACATCGTCACCCTCCATAATAACTTTATTAACTAATGCATCAAACCACTCTGGTTTGCCAGCAACGTCATCTGTTTTAATCATTGGAACTTTGGTTACTGTTTTACCAACTTTCATTGGTTTTAAAAATTTACCGATAATCGGTATAGACATTGCACCACCTAAAATTTTTAAGAACGTTCTTCTAGTCATGCCATCTTTAAATCCTGCACGTCCACCTTGTGCTGCTCTAAATTTTTCTCTAAGTCTTTCAAGTTCTTCCATTAATTCTTGTAGTTCATCTGGGTTTAAATCTTTAACAGGTTTACCAAATATTTCTCTAGATATGTCATCTTTTTCATCACCTAAAGACCCAGCCATCATGATACCTTCACCTTCTTTAAAACCTGCACGTCCACCTGTTGCCATGTCTTCTGGATCATCTTTCATTTTATCTTTAAATCTTTTTGCAGCCTCTTTGTTTTGTTTTTCTAATCTCTTTTTAATCTCTGCCTCTGTCATATCTCTCAATGATTCCTCTGCCGATTGCACCGGAGCCGCGATATCATCGGGACCACCACGACTACCTGGTGGTGGTAGATCATCATCTGGTATCTGTTTGCCACCCATGATACCTTTTTTAGGATCGATCTCTTTACCCTCTAGGTCAAATACTTTTGCGGATTTTGCAGCTGTGATTCCTTCTTGAACCTTTGGTTTATTCTCTATCATGTTGATAGCATTCTCTACCTGATTGGCATTCTTTAGTGAGTTTGGATCAACACCATTTCTCATCAGAAACTCTGCTGTCATCTGCACATTCATATCCACAAGATCTTTGTTAGGTAGAGTTGTCATCACACCTTTAGGTGAATCTTTTAATAATAATCTTACTACAAATTCTCGAAGTGCTCTTAACATTAATAATAATTCCTTTTACGTTGCTCGACTTTTTCGTCGATATAATCCTCAGGGTGCTGAATCAGACCGCCCTGCCTAAATCGCATAATCGCCTGTGTCGTTGAATCGACCAGGTCATCATGATCGCCATAAGGAAAAGCCGCACACTCCTCGATAACGTCGTCTGCGAATTTCTGCTCAGGACACCATATCATACCAGATTCAAACAGAGGTGCAACAGCATTTACACGAGCATGCTTGTCATTTCCTTTTGACGGGGTGA